TCTTTCGACCGGTTGTGATCCTTCGCCAATGTTGGAAGGGGTTTCAAGCCGACAGCACCGCTCCTACCTCTCAGAGCTTTTAACCATCGGCCGCAGAGCACGGGACTAGGATCTGCATCCCGCGGTGCCTATAGATTCCCGGCCAACGTAGTCCGCCAAACGACGGCCTGAGGCTAGTCAACTAGAGGCTTTTTCAAGCCCGGCCTTGAGGCCGAGGTAGTTGACAGAACTGCTCACCAGTTTCGGGATCGTTTAAAAGAACGATTATTTGATCCAGTTCATCAAACTGGTGATTTCGAGGATTGTCAGTGTTTTCAAGTTCAAGTTTCATTTTCTGGCCTCCGGTTGATATGGGGCGGGGAGGGCCCTAAAAGCAATCACATCAGAATGTGCGGTTTCCCATTTTCCTAGATTGTTGAAATAGTTCTGTTGCACGTAATCCGCATCCTCATCTTCAAATGTCACGAGGTACTCTCCGCACTCCGGAGGATTAACCTCCGGGAAAGGGTTCCAGTCGTCTGAGTCGTATTCTTTAATTTCAGCGATTTCTCCTTTAGAAATCGTAGTAGAACTATGATCTAAATCGAAACAAATGTATGACGTTGTATTCGTCATTTGCCTGTTTACTTGATCTTCTACGTATTCCTCTCCGTAAATAACATTTAACGCTTGTTCAAGCGATTTATCTTTGAATCGATATTGGTACTTCATGCTTTTTTCTCCATCGGAAAGTAAGGCTCAGGCAATTTACAAAAAGCAATAACATCGTTCTTAAAAGCCCATTTGCCGAATTCAAATCTCCCAAAATCAAGAAATCTAACCGTCACGCCCGTGTCTGTTTTCATTAGCCGCGTTACTAAGTAGTTTCCGTTTTCTAGAGGTCTCTCCTCTGGGAAAGGTTGCCAAACGTCCAGCATGTTTCTGGGAAATTCTTCAAAATAACTTTTGTCTATGCGAAAGTTAATAGCATCATCTTCAAATGAAAAAAATATGTAGGTAGAAGAATCCGACATCTCATTTCTGCATACCTCGTCAATGCCTTCATCTGAGATGAACTGGTTCATCTTGCGCTTTAATTCCGGATCTTTAATCTTCCACATCTTTTTCCTCCTACACACAGCCGCCACAGCAGCCGAGAGGTACATTCTCGTTAATCATTTTTAGGAGCTCGGTTTTGTGCTCCAGTAGCTCTGGATTCTTTTTTAATAGAGGCCCCGAGACATCCGTCCATGGCCCCTCTTCAACATGCTCACTCCAGCGATCATCAAACCAAACATCTCCGCCAGAGACTATGTCTACATAGCCCGCATATTGTTTGCCGTCTGCCTTAAATGTCAGCTTCCCCGCACACAGGTTTGGAAAGCAGCCGCTGTAATCGATGAATTCGAACTGCATATTGGCCTCAAAAGAGAAGCCCCGCTCTCGCAGGGCTCATGGTTAATTCGATTTGTATTGCAGGAGAGCCCTCTTAACCTCACACTTGGCTTCCCGCAGCTTGTCCCAAAATTCAGTGCTGAACGAATCGAGCAGATATGTGAGCAGGGCAGGATCATCAATGAGATCGGGACGCATTGTCCATGTCGTGCTGTCCTTCTTGTACAGGGTGCCGATGGTGAGTCCGTCCAGTTTCACAAGGTAGCACTCGTGGTCATGCCACAGGAATTCGACCTTGCTCATGCAGTGGCCTCCTGAGCGGCCTTAGTTTCAGGTGTTTGGTCCGCCTCTTCCTGTTCTCCTACCTGTTCAGGAGGTACTTCTTGTGGGGCCTGTGTAGGTTCAGCGGCTTGCTGTTTTTTTCTTAAAACCTTTTTAAGTCCTTCGTTTCCACCCTTATTCTCTTCAGTGACTTTAGTTTCTTCTTCCGGCACGAACCAGTCTGATACCTGCGAGGCTCCTTCACGAATTGAGCGTAGTATGTTTCCTAAACTAACAACCTGCGCAGGACGTATTGAATCGAAGCGGCACTGAATACGTTTTTCAATTTGAGATTTTGTGACACCAAAATGTTCAAACCAAACGAGCACTCTATTTAGTCCTTCTTTTGTCATGTCAACATTGGCTTTCAAAGTGACTTGGCACTGTTGCACAGCTGCTTCGACAACGTCTCCCGGAATCAACGAGAGAATACATGAACGTAGTCTGCGGGCCCCAAAATTAGCAACCGCTTCATAGATATCTCTTCCTTCAGTCAGAGCGTATGAGCCTTTTTTTGTATCCCGCTTAAGTTGAACTTGGAACTGAACCTCGCGCCGTGTATTTGTTTCAACATCCCATGCATAAGCTAAGGCTGTAGAAACTCCATCCTTTTGGGAAAGTTCCCTAATTCCATACTGAATATTTCCCCATTTTTGAGCAATCACTTCAGCTAAGCGAATCGACGGCCCTGTAATGGCAGTCCCTCCGCGTTGATAAAAGTAAGTCGCATTTTCAGCCAAAGAGTATCTTGTGCACTCATTGAGAATTAAATCCATAGCGTGGATTGGATCACGGGGATTCATTCGAGCGACGACCATTGCAGCCTGAACTTCTGCAATGGCTCTAGCTTGTTCTTGCGCCGCAATAGGATTTCCGGCGTGAGGAACTGAAATTTCAACGGAATTTGTTTGAGTCGAGTTAGCGGGCCTGAATGGATTTGCGGGGGCAGAGAAAGTATTTTCTGTAAGTTCGTTCATGATTTATTTTCCCTCTTAGTTATGCAGAAAGAAGTTTTCTGGAAAAAGTTAAGGACGGTGAATTCGTAGACACCGTTGCAAATTCTTCAAAAATCTGTGGGTACTTGGTTTTGAGAGATGCTTGATTCAATCGTTTGCAGGTTGCTCCGCGTCTCCAGGAAACCAATTTTTTGCCGTTCAGAGTGAATGCATTGTTATCTCCGAGAAGCTCAGCGATCTTCTGTTTCAGTCCGCTGATCCTTTCAGTGATTGCTTTTTCCTCTGCGTCAGCATCTAAGTACTGTTTAACGATTTCAATTACCTCAGAGTCCGCCTCAATGCTGCCAGTCTCGGGGAATCTCTGTTTTCTGATCTTTTGAAATTCTTCGTAATTGGTCGGTTCTGGAGGAGTTCTTTTTTCTACCTTTTGCCAGAACTCAGCTTCAATCTCAATTAGTTGTTCTTGAAGTTCCTTGTCGGCCTCAACGGTGTATATCGAAAAGTCCCTACCGGCAACTAATACAGCAACATCACACACTGGACGATCAGTGACAGCCATGTAATGCTGTACTTGGGTTAAGTAGTAGTCAGGAATTTCATCTGTGCCAGGCTCACCCCATCCTTTGGATGTAGATGCGGTCTTAAACTCAGCAATTCGATTGTCGTTTAGAACTATGCCGTCAAGATTGGCACGCATAAAACTGTACTTAGGATGGACAAAAGCGGTTTCCGGCTTCTTTACCAAATAGCCGGTTTTGTCGGAATACGCTTGTCTTATGGCGGGTTCAAGAGCTGTGCCCCAGTACATGGCCTCCGTTTCTTCGGACGGAAGAGCTATGCCTAGTTTTTGCTCATAAATATCTAAAGGGGTTGTCCATGGTGACAGTCCAATGATTGCAGCAACATCTGAGCCGCCAATACCTTTACGTCGTTCATTTAACCAGGCAGTACGTTCTTCATTAGTCATTTTCTACTCCAATAAATAAGGCAGAGAAGGGACCCTGTTGTGGAGGCAACTTTCTCTGCCTTTTAGGTTTTACTTTTTTCGCGTAGTAATACTCTTTGCACTTCTTTTTAATTTCTTGTTGATGCTCGAGGTAGTAGAGGCGCCTTCTCTCTCTCTTAGTGAGTTTTAATGCCATTCGTTTTCCTCCAGATATTCGTCGAATATCGGTTCAATCTCAGGATGTCTTTCATCCTCACCGTTTTCAGCAAGCTCGTTGATGTGCTCATCGCAGTACTCTGGGATGTACTTCTCAAAGAACTTCTCAACCAGGCGCTCATATTCAGCTTGCCGTTTTTCTTCCTGCCAGCTCATTTGCCAGAGGTCCCCAGGGCCCGGGCAAGTTCTCGGAGTTACATGCATAGCAGCCACCGCTGAAAGGCATCGGCGCCGAGGACTAAGGTCAACGTGCCGAAAAACAGGGCGAAGGCGATCAGAGCGCAGAGGAAACATGCGAGATCGTCCTCTAACAGATCATCAAATTTTTTATTCATGGCAACCTCCAAAAGAAAAGCCCCCGAAAGCGCATCAAGGAGTCCGCGCAAACGAGGGCCAGAGGAGAGAAACTTTTAATTTTTAATGTCGGGGTAGATGTCCTTATCAATCGCTTCCATCCCAAGACCACAGATGAAATCCCCTGCATATTCCTTGAAGAGCGCCTTAGTTTCCCGTTGGGCCTCTGCAGTTTGGACAACGTGACCGAGATCAAGCGTGATCTCGGATTTGCCATTGAGCAGGGCAGAAACCACAGCACGCTCGGCATAAGCCAACGCGTCAGTGAGGTAAATGGCGGAGCCGCGTTCTTTCAGAAGATCGTCGATGACGAAATTAAAGAGCTGCTTTTGCTCGTCCGGTAACAAGATCATTTTTCTCTCCTATAAAAATATGTAAAAAAGACCACATTCAAAAGCTCCCCTGAACGCAAAAAATTGGAACTAAAAAATTGGTAAAAGCCTGGGGAGCTTATGAAGATGGTCTGAAGAAGTCCCCGTCTTTCCGGGGTGTCACCTCTGCGAGATAATTAATTTGCCGAATTACTAAATATCTCAACGGAGGAAAAATGGATAAAGAATTCATTCAAAAGTTAATCATTGCTTTTGTTCAAAACGGCACGCTTACTCTCCCTAAAATCAACATCGGGGGAAGCCCGGATGCAAAAGAGAATCAAGCTGAAAAAGATCTTTTCGAAGCCCTTACTCGTATAGGACGATTAGAAGAAAAGATGATTAAAGAATTTGAAGAAATCGATTTCGATCTGGAGCGAGCTGTTCAGATTATTCGTGCTCGCCATAGTAATCGGAGCTGAAGCCGGGTGAGCCTGCTGCCTTTTGATCAGAGTGAAGTAATTTCTCAAGCAGCTTGTTGGCTTCTAAAGCTTGGAAGGACAGCTCGTGGATTCTTTTGACTTTATCTACGGCTGTCAGATTATTGTTCCTTTGAGTAAATTCAATGATGGTCAAATTGTTTTCTATGAAAGTTTTAATAAGTCCTTCCATTTCTTCTTTACTCATTGGAAGAGTGAGGCTCCCGCAACAAAGGAAGCACCGCACATCTTGTTCTTTATCGGTCATTGCTTTCTCCTGCCCCAGTTCGTTATCTGAATTTACTTTCAGCCAGTTTCATGAGACGTTCGGACTCCTCGCAGAAAAAGCTATTTATTTCGTCAAGCTTCTTTTGAAGAGACTCGTCCGCAAGCTGGCAATTTTTGAGCTCATACTCAAAATCGTTAATCAGTTCGGCAATCTGTTCAGCTTTCCCGGAACACTTCAGGGCGTCCTCAACGTCTGAGTAATCCCGCTTTTCAATTACAAGTCTTTCCATTGTTGTCTCCTTTGATGGTCAATTCATTCAGAAACCTCTTCCGCTGCCGTTCACTGAACATGCAAATTGGCAAGGAAGGGGCTTTTGAGTGGATAATTAATCGACTGGAGGAAATCACATGTCGAAAACAATCTCGATTGCTCAGTGGCAAAAGTATCTAAATAAGAAAACTGGCGGATTCAAATGTCCAATCTGCCACCACACCGACTGGCAAACACAGCAAAACTCGGACGGTACAGTTGCGGAAACCAAGATCCTCGACCAGTCTTTTGAGAACTACCTTTACAATCAAATCGGAGAGGCTATTGTTGAAAATGGTGGAACTCACGAGGAAATTGCTGCAATCGATCCGCAGCACGGTCAAAGGTCCGAGAGTCCAAGCCTTCTGAAAAGCGTCAATATTCTCCGTTGCGGTCACTGCGGCTGGGTAGCTCTATTTGATCGCGAATTCGTTGAGGAAGAAATCGATGGGTAAAAAAGATAAAAACGACCCCATCACCAGAGAATGGGTACAACTTCAGATACAGGGTTCCCTGAGTAGCTACGTCACTTGGAAACAATTCGCGGTCTTCCTAGCAATCATTGCCGGAGCTTTTGGCTTCCTTTACGACAAGATCATTGATCTTTATTCGAGCCTTTAGTTCTTTGTCCGCCTTCGCACTGTAGAAATAGCTGACGTATCCGCAATCCGGACATTCGGCTTTGATCGTCGGAATTCCCAGGTGGATCACTTTTTCCTGCTTTTCCAAGAGAAGGCCGCAGATAGGACACTTGGCCGTCTCTTTATAGGTCATTATTTTTCCCATTGATGTCTCCAATCAAATAAACAGAAGCGCCCTCCATTTGAACCTGTTGGTTAAATTGGTTGATAAAAAAAAGAAGGCGCTTCTGTTTATGAACTGTCTTCGCTGAACGGCCCCTACCGGTGCTACACGACTTTAACGTTTGACACTTTCAGCATTCTCTCTGCCGCTGGTTCACTTTCGATCCCCATGCTTAGGCGCAATTCACTTGCCGCCTGGTCGCTCCCTGGCTTTTCGGTTTACTCAGCTTTAGGAGCTTTTCCTTCCTGACAATCTTCAGAAGGACTGTTAAAGAACGATTGATTGATGCAGAAAGAATAACATAATGTTATGCAAATTTGCAAGCAGAATGTTATGTAAAGAATAACAAGAGGTTAGGTGTTTGTAGCAATATGTTTCTTTTAGGCAACAAAAAAGCCGCCCGTAGGCGGCTGCAAAAGACTACTGATTTAGAAGTAATCTACTTCTCCATTGACCTCTAAAAAAAATTTCCTAGCCCTATGTAGTCAAAGGCCATGTAAACAATAAAACCTAAAACGAAGATTATTAGATAAGGCCAAAAGGCCCTTGCATACCAGGGAAGGCCAAAACCGTTGAAGGCCCTATAGTATGCTTCATACAGTTTTGAGGCCTCCTCGGCCCGTCCTTCCTCCCGAGCTTGTTCGGCTTCAGCGGAAAGTTTGTTTCTCCAATTAATGTGTTCGTCCTCGAGTTTTTGTACATGGAGATAGAAAGGCACAGCAAGAGCAGCCCAGGCGAGCAAGAAAATGAGTTGAACAACTATAGATTTCATTTTCTATCCTTGTTCTGTCCGTTTGATCCGTTTTTTATCCAACTACAAACTTTTTCTCCAAATAACATCAAGATGATGGAGACCAAAAATGAATAAAAGCAGGTTCTAAGAAGAATTATTTCAAACGATAAATATCTATCTCTAAAAAGATCGTTTAATAACTCGTCAATATCAAAGCCATTTGCTATGAAACCTGCGATTAATCCAAAGAACGAGAGGATAGAGACAACAAACATCACGCGCTTAAAAGGGCTATCCAGATGAAAAGACAAAGACTCTTTATTTGGTCTGTCATATGACAGGATCTTTCCTCCTGTTTTGTAGAAGAAATACCCTAGTCCCCAGGCTGCACAGCCGCACAAAAGAGGTTTAACTGCTGCTTCTGGCTGACCGTAGATCATGCATGAAATTATTGCCAGGATAAAAATCAGGATCGAAAGAAAGAAGAGTGCTCCGACTAACTGAAAAAAGTAACCGATTATTTTTCTAATCATGATTAAACAAAGCTCCCATGCCAGACATAAACTACTCTACCAACAATTTCTAATTGCTCCGATCCATCCAGCTCCTCGCTAAGTTTTACTGTCGGATTGTCAGAGGAAATTACTACAGCCCCCTTCAAATTCTTGTTCACTCGCTTAATGAACAGAGTGTCGTATGAGCGCAACACATAAATCCCGTCATACAAGTTTTTCACTCCTTCGTCAATCAGCACCTTGTCTCCTGGCGCAATCGTCGGAAGCATTGAATCTCCGTGGCCTGTAAGCACCTTTAAGTTCATAGGATTAGAAGGGTTGAGGCGGCGGACAAAATCAGGCGCGAGAGTGAGGCCGCCGACTATGACATCCTGCTCCAGAACACTTGGATCATCACCCATTGAACCTGTATTAGCCAATTCCAGGACGCGCACGCCGTCCGCAGGCTTTTCAATCGAATCAATGAGCATTCCCGTGTGATCGGTGTCCATCCAACCTCGGCCAAGTTTCAGCTTAGATTCAATGTCGCGTGCTAACTTGTCTCCCATCAAATACGGTTTGCCCGTACTGCTGCGTACCGATTGAGCGCGGATAAAAGACAATGATGGATCATTCCTTCGGCGGCCCAGCTTTTCATTTAGGGCCGGTATTGTTCCTTCCTCTTCGATTAGCAGTTCGAGATTCTCTCGGCGGATTTCACTTACAGGTCTCATAGTTTTCTCCTTAATCACATTAAACAACATTTTGTTAAGTTGACATAACTAAATGTTATGCGTATTATCAAAACAAAACGTTATGTGCAAATAGCTATGAAACTCAAACACTATTTTGAAAAACATCCTGAGATTTCTCAGAAACATTTGGCAGAGCAACTCGGTGTTACTCCGGAGTTTGTGAGCATGCTGGTTGCTGGTAAACGTACTGGATCAATCGAGAAGTGCATTTTGATTGAAGAGCTAACAAATGGTGAGGTCACAGTTGAAGACCTCAGGCCCCCAGAACTCTTGGAACAAAATGCGCAATAACCTCTTGCGTCGAATGATCGATCAGTAGGTGGATCATGTCCTGGCAAGATTCAGACGCAGTTCGGAAACTTTTTGTCGGTAATTCGGCGGCAAAAAGCGTACTGCGCTGCTTGGCTGATTTCCGAAACGAAAAGACAGGTCGGTGCAACCCCAGCACCGACGCGATAGCCAAAGAGACTGAGTTAAACAGAAAAACTGTTTACAAGGCCATCACCTACTTGGAAGAAAAAGGGTTTATCCGCAGAGAAAGGATTGTCCTTAACTCTTCAAATAATTACGTTCTGAATCTGACTGCCGGCGCTGATAGTCCCAAAAACGGTAGTACCAAAAACGGTAGTACCAAATATGGGACTAGTCCCAAAAACGGACTTTCCGTAGTCCCAAATATGGGACGTGTGGTAGGCCCAAATTTGGGACACGAACCATTAAATGAATCAGTAAATGAACCAGTAAATAACTCTATAGAGAGCGCCTCCAACTTTTCCTTAACGTCTCCAGAGAAGACAACTATTTCCAAACCGGAAACAGTTGAGAAAAAAGCAAAGCGCCAAAAGAATGAAAAGGTGCCATGTCCTTTTAACGAGGATGACCAAATTCCGGAAGAGTTTTTAAAGGTCGCCCAGAAGCACAACATTCAAGACCCACAGAAGTTGTTTTCAAAGATGGTCGCTTACTGCAAAGCAAACGGCAAACAGTACGCAGACTACAAGGCGGCATTCACTACGTTCTGCATCAATGACAAAGCAAAGCGAGAGAAGAAGAGTCAGAACCAATTTAATGCTTCTTCCTTCGAGTACGAACCGCCTGGCGGTTTTACAGACGACTACTACAGAGATCAATGCGAATTTGATGAACACGGAAATTTAAAACTATGAACAGCACTGAAATCAAAATTCCTAAGGCCGTTAGTTCCATTTTCGGAAAGCTGGAAATAAGGCAAGTGAAAATGAATTGCATCCTTCACGGGGAATATCTGGCGAATCAAGTCTTCTTAGGCGGGAAACTCAAGGAAATAAGTGGATGTCCCAAATGTCATGAAGAACATTTAGCTCAAAGGGCTATTGATGAAGAGAAACGCAGAAAAGAAGAAACCGAGAAAAACCGCCAGGCGAGAATTAAAGAAACCCGTATGCCCCTCGAATATCAAACCAAGGACTTCTCAACATTCATTACCGAAACTGAAAGCCAGCGCAACGCATTAGCTATGGCTAAGAGGTTCGTTAATGGCTGGGAAAAGGCCAAGGCTGGAGGATACGGTTTGTTATTCCTCGGCGGTTGTGGCACAGGTAAAACACACCTGGCTTGCGCAATCATGCTGGAGCTCCTGGACAAGTACGCATGCTTTTATCCCAGGTACTACAAAGTCACCGAGATTTTCTCAGCCGTCCGCAGCACATATCAGCCAGGAGCAACAACGAACGACGAGGAAACAATTAAATTTTTCTCGTCTATCCAGCTCCTCGTAATCGATGAAGTCGGCGTCCAGAAAGGCTCCGAATCGGAAAAGAGAATCCTCTTCTCAATCCTGGACAACCGAGTTACTTCAAAGAAACCAACAATCCTAATGACCAACCTCGGCATAAAGGATTGTGGCTTGGTGCTCGGAGATCGTCTTTATGACCGTATCAGGTCTAAGTGTGTACCGGTCCTCTTCAAGGGCGGGTCTTTTAGAACGCCCGCAACGCCTGATGTGTTTGATTGAGGTGCGTCATGTCTGATTCAGCTTGGACACTGCTAATGATCCTGCTGGCGCCGGTCGTGTTTATCAACCTGATTCTCTTCGGGCTACTCGTGAGAGCTGCGCTCCAGATCAGCAGGGAAACCGAATTAACCAATCGGTTGAAAAGGAGTTAGAGCATGGACGCCATCCCGTATTTTTGTTTGTACCTGAGCTCTTGTTGTTTTGTCGGTTGTTATTTGACAGGTAACGATATGCAATTCGATTTTGCAAATTTCCTCGCTCTTGTTGGTTGTTCCGGAGGAGCTCTTAGCCTCCTCGACTTTGCTTGGTTCGCTTACTACGGATCGAATATTGACTACAGCTTGCCGTTTTTGGCGATGGTTGTTGCAGTCGATTTCGTTTGCGCTTTCCGGAGGAAGTCTGAATGAGCGGGTGCTGCCTCTACTGCATTCATGCTCAGGCCTTCTGGATAGGACCAGACGGAAAGAAGCATCTGCCTCCAAAACAGTCCTTTGGGGACATGAACATCTACTGCCATCAACCCGAGAAGGGCGCCGGCATCGAGTGCTACCCAATCTCATTCACAAGGTGCTCGGTTTTTGAACGTGATACGGATGAGCGCATAGAACGCAGAAGAACATTTTTCTCTCAATTCGATAGATACCGCCTTCACGCTGAGTTAATCGCTCAGAGACGCTAGACGGCTGTTTAAACAACATTTAACCAACGGGGAAAACAAATGGAAGTTACTTTGATTGTTATTGCAGTTACTCAGATTTTTTTATCTATAGCGATTGTTTTCCTAAGTCTTACCCAGAAAGACATTCGCAACTCGATGCAAAGCTTGTTGAAAATTTTCCGAGAATTGGATGGTTACAAGCGACGCAACGATTAAGGAGCGATCTATGACCTTACTCTTTGCCAAGTTTTCTGAGAACTTCTTCGCTCTCCCTTATCGGAGTAATCCATGTGTTGACCATGGAGTTGATCATTCTGGACATTGCTTCGGCAATCTCAAAGGAGTCTTCTCCGGAAAGATCGATTTCTCCGGAATGCGCGTGCTCGTTCCCGGCCAGCCTGCAAGCATTGCAAATTCGCTGGAAGGCCTGAGAGATCCCAATGGTCTCGATCTTCTTGTAAAGCTTATCGGACTTTTTGAAGCCCTTAACGTTTTCGTTCTCCCCGTACCAGTCAACAATTCGCTCAAGACTGACTCGCAGGAGAGCACACGCCGCACGCGGGGAAAGACCGATGATGGCTTGAGCTTCGTTAAAAACTTCTTTGGCATCTTCGGGCATATCAGGAGCGGGGAGAATTCCACTTCTGAGAGGAAATGCAAGCCTTCCGTTTTCCCAGTAACTGAATTTCTCGCAACTCAAACAACAGGTGACGAAACGATCCGGATGGTAGTGGATGTCAGAACCGCCGCTACGGTTAAAAACGTTCCCGGAAATTCTGAAATTGTCGAAAGATTTTCCAGTAACAGTATCGAAAGAAGGCTCATTACAAACTTTAGCGTTAGTACCTTCTACAACAGGACAAACAACGAAAACTGTCTTAGTTCCGCAGTGCGGGCATATGTAGGAGCTTGGCATGACTGATTATTTCCTTGGAGCAAAAGAACAAATGAAACACATTGACATTGTAAAAAATAGAACTGCATGCATAAACACTGTTTTCAATTCGATTGAAGAGGCTAAAAACACCCTTAAGAAACTAGAAGAGATGGCTGCGCAGAGGGCAGACGGCCGAGTTCTAGACATTCATGAAGTCGGAGTAACAAGCCACAAGCTGAGAGGATGCGTGGATCGCATTCTTGTCGGACTGGTGGAATCTCAGACGGTTTCTGAAAATCAATTGCGGGAATAGATGATGGATGACACTGACGAATCATCAGGCGGATCTGTTCGGAGATTCCATTCTCTATTGCCCAAGGAAGCCTAAAGAGTTCTCCGAGAAAGCATCCAGCCTCGAAAGAGAGAAGGCAAGGTACGACGAGAGCTGTGAGTACAGGAAGCAATTGCTCGAGTTAAGGGCGAATATCAGGAGTTTTTCCGATCTAAGCGTTAAGCCGTCAACGGTTTCTCTCTCGGATAAGTCTGCCCGGGTAGGTGAATCAAGTCCGCACGCCAAGTACACGGACGTTGAGTTGATTCACTGCTTTGATCTCAGGCTTGCAGGTCTTTCCTTGCGGGAGATATCACGCAAGATGGATATACCTGTCCGGACACTCAGAGACATCTTCTCAGGAAATCGGCGCGCTGTCATGCCTACCCAATTCAAATAACAACCATACCCAGGAGGGAACAACAATCATGTCCATGATGAGATTTAAAAGCACGGATGATCCTGCATACAAGGAACTTCTGGCCAAAACAAAAACTAAAGCAGGCCCCATTGTCTTGAAGAAGATCAGCGGTTTTGTCGGAGGCAAAAAGAACGGGTTTGCCAAGGGCCGAATGAAAGCCGGGCAGATGAACGAGACAGAGAAAGCTTATGCCGCCTACCTAGAATCCGAACGTATCGCAGGCAGGATCAAGGCTTACTGGTTCGAGTCCATAAAGCTCAAAATCGCCGAGGATACTTGTTGGTATAACCCCGATTTTCTTGTGCTTACGGCTGAAGATCAGCTTGAACTGCATGAGGTTAAGGGATCGCCCAAGTTCTTCGCAGACGACGCGAAAGTGAAGACAAAGGTCTGCGCGACTGAGTACCCTTTCCGCATGCTCGTTGTTTATCCGGAGCGTGGTAAGGGGTGGACTTATCAGGAGTTTTGAGCGATGCCCCGAAAGAATGAAGAACAGACCAACCCGAAGGCTCCCTTAGGAACCGCAACTCTTCTGCCGAGAAGGGCTGCAGAGTTTCTGCAGTCAGCCGCCGCAGAAGCAAAGGCCCTGCCGCCGGAGTCAATGCGGCGCCGGCAAGTTATCGATAAAGCAATCATTCTGGTGAAGCGTGAGTTCCCCGAGTTTTTCTTCCGTTAAACGCATGATTGCCGTGTCTCGATTGGGCGTCCCGATCGGTGAAGATTCGCCTCATGCGAAATACACCGATAGGGAAGTTGATCTTGTCCTGCAGTTGCGCGGCGAGGCATTCAGTTATAGGCAGATCGCCAGGATGATGGAAATGCCTCGGAGCACTGTCTTTGCCATTTGCACGGGATTGATCCGGGGAAAGATTCCTCACGCATATCGGAGACAGAAGTGAAAAAAGACAGAAAGAAAAAACTCTCCAGCATGCAGCTTAAGTTTATCAACGAATATATGAAGGGTAAAACTGCAACTGACGCGGCAAAAATCGCTGGATATTCTGCAAAAACAGCGGCGATTCAAGGATCTCAACTCCTTAAAAATCCTTTAGTCATTTCAGAGCTCGAAAGGAGGCGAAAAATCATGGAAGAAAAGACCGGATACACAGTGCAGAAGTGGCGTGAAGAGCTCCTGGAGATCCGGGAAACTTTATCCGAGAAGATTCCCGTTTATCAGAACGAAGACGGCGAAGTGATCATGGGCCTCAAGGATGCACCGTCTCTGCTTAAGGCCTACGACATGCTCGGCAAACACTTGGGCGCTTATTCGAAAGATAACGAGAGCAAGCTTGAAGGCAAGATCGAATTTGTTTGGGATGACGGCAAGAAACAGACGGAGAAGGAAGAATGAAAGTCGTGATTCCCTACCGTCCCCGCTTTCCCCAGGACGAAATTCACAAGCAATTGGAGACACATCGATTCTGTGTACTGGTTGCTCACCGACGCTTAGGCAAGACCGTGCTGTCGGTGAATCACCTCATCAAGCGGGCTATTACAGACCGCAAAGAGCGTGGCATGTATGCCTACCTTGCTCCATTCCGTAACCAGGCCGAGCAGATCGCTTGGGGATACCTGAAGCACTACACATCACAAATCCCTGCAATCTCGATCAACGAACAAAAGCTTTCGATTCTTTTGCCTAACGGTGCAACGATCCGGATCTTCGGTGCTGATAATCCCGACGCTTTAAGAGGCATGTACTTTGACGGCGTAGTGATCGATGAGGTTGCGCAGATTAAGCCGACCCTTTGGGGAGAAGTGATTCGTCCGGCACTGGCTGACAGAAAAGGATGGGCCGCTTTCATCGGAACTCCCAAAGGCATCAACCTCTTCTCTCAGTTATACGATCAGGCTTTGAACCTCATGAGCAAAGGTGATCCGGACTGGATCGCGATGCTTTATTCCGTTGAGCAAACTCATGTCATTGACGAAAAGGAGTTGGCAGCGCTCAAGGTAGAAATGTCTGAGAACGAGTACCGGCAAGAGTTTCTCTGCGACTTCTCTGCCGCTCAGGACAATGGTCTTATTCCGATTGACGATATTCGTGCCGCGGCCAATAAGTTCTATCGAGAGAGCGAATACATGGGCGCTCCGCTCATCTATGGCATTGACGTTGCCCGCTTCGGATCCGATGCCTCGGTCATCTTTAAGCGCAGAGGGCTCGTTGCCTTTGAGCCGATTGTTATCCGGAAGTTTGACAACATGGCATTGGCTGACCGCATTGCGGTAGAAATGGCCAAAGAAAAACCCGATGCCGTTTTCATTGACTCCGGCGCCGGGCAAGGCGTGATCGACAGACTTCGCCAGATGCGCTTTGATGTCGTGGAAGTTCCCTTCGGAGCGCAGGCCATCGACAAAGAACAATTCGCAAACCGCCGCATGGAGATGTGGTGGAACATGGCTCAGTGGATCAAGCAGGGCGGTGCGATTCCTCCGGATCCCGTTTTGCAAGGAGACTTGGGCGCTCCGACTTACGGCTACACGCCTAAAGGCCCTAAGATCCTCGAGGCTAAAGACAAGCTCAAGGAACGCATCGGAAGATCTCCGGACTTAGCTGACGCTTTGGCTCTGACCTTTGCCGCACCCGTGGCTCCAAAACTTTCCCGCAGTATGGAGCGCGCTATCTATGGCGTGAATGATTCCTACGATCCCCAGGAAGCCTTTGAATCTGAGTATTGGAACTCTTAACACCGTCCATAAACCCTGTGCCTGAGCCTAGACAATGGGCTCATGAAAATCATTGACGCGTCCTTAGTTGAAATCATTGACCGTTGCTCTGAGCTTATCGACTCGGCAATGTCGGAGGCAGGTTTGCCTAACCGCAGGGCAGTTCCTGACCGTTCGATCTACGAGATCCTGAGCGAAGGCACGGACTCCTTCGGCCTCATTGTTGAAGACCAAGGTAAGCCCATCGGGTTTGCTTCGGTCTTTGTCTTTACGCACCAGCACAGCGGCGAAGTCTTCGCACAGAACGATGCGATTTATCTGGCGCCGGAATATCGCAACACATCAATCGGCGGCCGCTTGGCTGTAATGGCAGAACGCAAGGCAATCGAGGCAGGCGCCAAGTTTTTCCTATGGGACGTGCCCGAGGATTCTCCTCTGGCTAAAGCACTCGCAAAGAGGGTGCAGGGCAGAAAGCATCTTTTATTTTTTAAGGAACTTTGATCATGGGAATGACTGCAGCAGTTATCGCGGGCACATTGGTTGGTGCCGTGACTTCGGGATTGAACGCTTATGAGCAGAAACGTGCCGGGGATCGCCAGACATCGGCAGCCAAAGAACAGCTTGCTCAGCAGCAGGCCTTAGCCCAGGAAGAAGATCAGGCCCGCAACAAAGCAAACCGCAAGCAGGCCGACCTTGACGGACTCTTAGCAGACAACACGCTGGATAACGGATTGGGGTCAACGCTTCTGACAAACGGCAACGCGGCTCCTCTTAATCCTGGTGCGCTTGGCACCGGTTCCTCTTTACTGGGAGGCTGATCATGGGAGCGGTCTCATCTGTCGTCCACGCCGTGGGCAAGGTGGTCAAGCCTGTTGTGAAGGCGGCCGCCAACGTTGTCACTGCGGGAGCCTACAACCACATGCAGAACAAGGCTAAGGATCAGGCAAGGAAAGCACAGGCTCAAGCCGCACGACAGCAGGCACAGGCCGAAGAACAGCAGTCTCAGAACGCCAATATGGCAAACAAAAAGCATGCGAATGTCGGCGATACGGTTGTTGATGACACTCCGGAAGGAATGAGTGAAACGGTTCTGGCTAGCGAAGCGGCGCAGGACGATCGCTTCAAACTGCAGAAGAAACAGCTTATCGGGGGATAGTTATGCCCGCAGACATCAAGCTAATCAATCAGCGCTTTGAGAGCCTCAAGCAGGAGAGGTCTTCCTGGGAGGATCTGTGGCGCGATATTCGTGACTACTGTCTTCCTGACTTGGGATGCTTTTCAGGTGAGGATGCAACTCAGGAGTCTAAACGTTACCGCAAGATCCTCGATGCTGAAGCAATTGACTGCGCGGATGTTTTAGCCGCGGGTTTGCTTGGTGGCGTCTCGTCTCCTTCGAGACCTTGGCTGCGCCTGACAACGATGGATCCGGATCTCGATAAGAATCCCGCTGTCAAAGAGTGGATGACGAAGGTTCAAGACCTGTTGCTTCTCTACTTCTCGAAAGCAGAATGCTACAACGCGCTTCACCAGAGCTACTTGGAGCTTCCGGTATTCGGCACAGCATGCACGATCGTTAAGCCTCATCCGGAACAGCTCATCTCACTGCAGAACCTCACAATCGGGGAATACTGGCTGGCCGAAGACGACTTCGGGAAGGTCGATACGATGTATCGGCGCCTGTCTCTTACGGCTAAGCAGATGGTCCAGCAATGGGGCTTTGAGGCAGTGAACAACGATGTTAGGCAGGCATTTGAGAAAGATCCGTTTGCCCGATTCAATGTGATTCATGCAATTGAACCTCGCATTGAACGTAATCCGGATAAACGTGACAACAAGAATATGCCTTGGCAGTCCGTTTATTTTCAGGAAGGAGTGCAGGACAAAGTTCTCTCGGAATCCGGCTTTAGAAACTTTCCGGCACTGTGTCCGCGCTGGATGACCTCCGGCGGTTCGGTTTATGGCCGCGGTCCCGGCGCCAAGGCCTTGAGCGCACAGAAGTCTTTGCAGAGACTGCACTTGAGACTGGCCGAGCTTGTTGATTACGGAACTAGGCCGCCGATTCTCTATCCGTCCACCCTCAAGGATCAGCTGAGTCAGTTCAAACCTGGAGGCCGAGTGGCCGTCAACCCGCAGGAAGCTCCGATCATCCGCTCCATGTGGGAAGTGCGTACCGATCCCCAGGCAATGCTTGCTCTGATTCAATCGACTCGACAGGACATTCAGCGCATCTTCTTCGTCAACGTGTTTCAAATGATCGCGGCCACGGCGAATCAAACAGATCGTACTGCGACAGAGGTTCAAGCACTTGAGCAGGAAAAAGTGATGATGCTGGGGCCCGTGCTTGAGCGATTGCATACCGAACTTCTTGATCCGCTGGTCACAAACGCCTTTGGCTTCATGGTTGAGTACAACATGCTCCCGGAAGTTCCGGAAGAACTCTACGGCAGAGAGCTTTCTATTGAGTATGTCTCCGTTTTGGCCGAAGCTCAGAAGAATGCATCGGCAAACGGAATTGTGAGAACGGCTCAGCAGATCGGCCTTCTGGCTCAGATCAATCCCCAGGCCGTGGACAAGCTCGATGTGGATGCAACGATCGATCAGCTGGCAGACATGAATGGAGTGCCTCCATCCTTGATTGTGACAGGACAGAGGGTTGCGCTTATTCGCCAGCAAAGGGCCGAGCAACAACAGGCACAGATGCAGGCCGCTCAGCTTCAGCAGGCAATGACAAGCCTCAAAGACTTAGGGCAGGCAGCAGACTCTCAGGGTCTGCAGGAAGCGTTCTCTGAAGAGGGAGCGCAGTAAGCGTCCATAAACCTAAAGGCCCCTAAATGACAATGACAGACATAGATGATCCGCTTCTCGAAATCGAACAGCGGGAGCTGGCTGAAAAGGCCGAGAAAGAAAAACTCAAAGAGCTGGAGATAGCCATCAAGAAAACTCTTGAGACTGTGGAAGGCAGACGGGTCTTTCAGTGGATTCTCGACATGACAGCCGTCGACAGCTCGGTTACTTCTCAAGACATGACGCTGATGACGATAGCTTCCGCAAGGCGCGATATCGGTTTGCAAATACTGAATCGACTCAAGGGAATCAATCTCGAGCTGGTTCGCAGAATGGAGAACGAAAAACTAAATGGCTGAAACCGCAGAAACCACTGTCAATGAAGCAGACGCTGCCGCAACTGAAGGCGCGGTTCCTCCTGCAGATCCTACTCCGGCACCCCAGGAGGCAACACCTCCGGTACCACCGGAGCCTGCTGCCGAAACTCCTCAGCCGAAGGCAGACGAACCTGAAGGTATGGGTGCAGAAGAGGAGACGGAAGAGAAGAAAGAGGACGCCGAAAAGAAGGAAGGCAACGATGTGTTGGGAGCACCTGAAAAGGGCTACGACGAAACAGGCATTGAACTCCCGGAAGGCATTCAGCTCGATGAAGGCGCGATCGAAGCTTTCAAAAAGGAATGCAAGGACCTGAATCTTTCTCAGGCCGCTTATTCGAAACTGGTCACAAACATGACCTCTGTTTTGGCAAAGCGTGCGGAAGAGCAGTCTGCTCAGGTCAAGCAGGCCCTGACCGCTGAAGCCAAGGCCGATCCTCAGATCGGCGGTGCGAACTATGCGGCCAACCTAAAGAGCGCCAGCCGCTTTTATGCCAAGTTCTTCGACGCTGAGACTCGCCAGTTCTTTGAGTCTGTCGGTCTTAACCGTCATGCAGGATTCATTAAAGGGTGTCTTGCCGCTCAGCAGGCGCTCAGTGATGACGCCGTCGTAAAGGGCGGCAGGTCGGGTGAACTCTCAACAGCCGAGCGCGCCCGGGCTTTTTTCCCTAACTCAAAGATGAACTAATTTTTAGGAGTAATTACGATGGCTGCTGAATATCCAACACTGGTTGACCTCGCATCGAGACTTGACCCGAAAGGTGAGATTATTCCGATCGCTGAAGTCTTGTCTAAACGAGACCCGATTCTCAAACTCCTCCAATGGAAAGAATGCAACAAGACCGATGGCTACCTTCATGCCATCCGCACTGGCATCCCTGAACCGACCTGGCGCCGCCTTTATCAGGGCGTTCAGCCGCAGAAATCCACGACTGCTCAGGTCACCGATACCTGCGGAAACGTTGAAATGTATGCTGAAGTCGATAAGGACCTGACTGACGTAAACGGCAACACAGCCGCCTGGCGCCTGTCTGAACAGAAGCCGTTCTTTGCAGGTATGGGCAACGATATGGCCAAGACAATGTTCTATGGTGACATCGATGTTGAACCGGACAAGTTCATGGGCCTTGCCGCTCGTTATAACGACACGAGCTCCACAACTCCGTCCTCTCGCAATGTCATTAAGGCTGTGAGTACCGGAGCTACGACCAAGAAAGTCACTTCGATCTTCATTGTGTCGATGGATCAGTTCTTCGGCATTTATCCGAAGGGCTCCAAGATCGGTTTACAGCACACTGACAAGGGCCAGTGCACTCACATGAACTCTGACGGCTCCATGTATGAAGTCTATCGCGACCACTACAAGTGGCAGGCAGGTGCCGCGCTTAACGACTGGCGCGGTGTGGTTCGTGTCTGCAACATCCCGATCTCCGACGGAGCAGTCGACATGGGTTCCGAAGATCTGATCAAGAAACTGATCGTTGCGAAGAACCGCATCCCGTCTGATCTGCGCACGAACCTCCACCTCTTCTGTGCTGAAGAAGTGCACACAGCTCTTGAACTTGCCGCTTACGCAAAGAGCACGAATGTTCTCAAAGTTGTTGAAGCTGCTGAACAGTTCAAGACCATGTTCTTCGATATTCCGATCGAAGTGTCTGATTCCATCAGCCTCACTGAAGATCTTGTTTCGTAATAGGAGAAAAAGATGAGATTCGATTCCAAGCTTATGTTCAGTGACGGCCAGTCCATCTCCGGGACTTCCGGAACTTCCACAAATACTCTTGACCTGAACAAGGCCGGAGTTTCTGAAGGTGAACTCTACGTCATCCTGAGTGTTTCCGGATCTGCATTGCCGACATCTATTGAGGTTCTCGGCGGATCTGCCAGCACCTCTGTGACTGATACCGTTGCAGCGGCCTACGGTACAGATACAGCAATCAAACTGCCGCAAGGCTGTCCGCGTTATCTCAAGCTGTCCTTTACCGGCACAGCAATGAGCTGCAAGGTGACAGCAGGTATTTCCCTTTGCGCCTCCTCTCCGAAGGGCAAGCGCATCGGCGACTATGCAGCCGAGTAAACAGGATTATTCCAAGCGAGCATTTTGGGGGCCTTGTGCCCCCTCTTTTTTAGGAGCAAACATGTCTTCAGTTGTCGACATCTGCAATATCGCTCTCTCGAGGCTCGGGGACAGAGCGACAGTAACTTCTATCGATCCGCCTGAAGGAAGCGCTCAGGCCGATCATTGCAGGCGCTTTTATCCCATTGCCTTAAAAACTATCCTTGCCACCTATAACTGGAGCTTTGCTACCACGCGCAAAGAGCTAGCCAGATTAACTGCGGAACCTATCGGAGGCGGCTATGCGTTCCCGATTCCTGCGGACTGCGTCAAGATCATCTATGCCTATCCGGTAGACGAAAATGGAAACGCAACTCGACAGACTCTTCATTACGTCCGAGAGCTGATCAACGGACAAGTCTGTTTGGTGGCAGAGCAGAAGCGTATATGGATTAGGTATATCACCACGGAGGTTAAGCCTGAAAAGTTCTCTGATGTATTTTCTGACGCCTTGGCTTTTCTCCTTGCCTCTAATCTTGCGGGCACTGTTGTTCCGGGGATGACGGGTGTGCAGATGGCGGCTGAGATGATGCGGTTTTACGAAGATAGACTGTTAAAAGCACAGGCTCAGGATGCAGTTCAGGACAGAGATCATCTGAGCTATAAGCCTGACTTTATCGGTGACTACGGTGACTGGGGGAGGGACGGACATGAGTGGCTCAACTAAAGTCCTTCAGCGCTCTTTTGCCGGCGGTGAAATTTCTCCGGAAATGTTTGGGCGAACAGACGATACAAAGTATCAGACAGGCCTTGAGACGTGCCTGAATTTTCTCTGCCGTCCCCAGGGCCCGATTGAAAACAGACCCGGCTTTGAGTTTGTGCGTGAGGTCAAAGACTCAAGCAAGAAGGTGCGGCTGATTCCGTTTATCTTTAACGCTCAGCAAACCTTCGTCATCGAGCTGGGGCACAAATACGCCAGATTCCATTCCTTCGGCGCAACGTTGATGAACGGCAATCAGCCATACGAAATCACAACGCCATGGGATGAAGATGATCTCTTTGAACTTGAGTATGTGCAGTCAAATGACATCATCACCGTGACGCATGAGGATTACGCTCCGACGGAGATCCGGAGGTATTCCAACACCGATTGGCGACTGGCGACGATCAGCTTCTCTTCAACTTTGGCCACGCCCACAAACGTGACCGCTGTCAGAGAAACGACTACGGGCAACGAGGATAAGAACGCCGACAAGTACACGTTCCAATATAAAGTCTCCTGCCTCAATGCTGATAAGACAATCGAAAGCGAACCGAGTGCAGCAGTCTCTTGTACCGCCAACCTCTATGCCACAGGTACGACAATCAAAATCTCATGCTCGGCCGTGTCCGGAGCAAGTTACTACCGCTTCTACAAGAATCAAGGCGGCATCTATGGTTACCTAGGAGACTCGGAAACCACATCGATCATCGATGACAATATTGCTCCGAAGACGGACATCACTCCTCGACGATATGACTCAGTTGTCTCTTCCGGAAATTATCCGAGCGCTGTAGGTTACTTTGAACAACGCCGCTGGTTTGCAGGTTTTAAGACTGATCCTCAGCGTGTGGTTGCTACTCGTTCCGGCACAGAGAGCGATATGACTTACTCCCTGCCGTCTAAGGACGATGACCGCATCAACTTTAGGATCGCGGCAACAGAGTTCAATAAGATTCTGCACATTTCTCCGTTGTCTCACCTGATCCTTTTAACAACGGGCTCAGAGATACGAATCAGTCCCCAGAACTCTGACGCGATTACGCCTTCTTCGATTTCTGCTCGACCTCAGAGCTACAACGGGGCCACGACAGTCAGACCGCTCGTTTACAACAACAATCTGATCTTCGCTTCGGCTCGTGACGGCCATGTCCGAGAACTCGCATATCAGTATCAAGCAGGCGGTTTTGTGTCCGGAGATCTGTGCCTGAGAAGTCAGCACCTCTTTGACTTCAAGACGATCAAGGACGCCACGGCACAGAAGGCTCCGTACCCCATCATGTGGTTTGTCTCCTCCGACGGAAACTTGCTCGGCCTCACGTATATTCCTGAACAACAGGTCGGCTCCTGGCACCGTCACAACACAGACGGAGTTTTTGAATCCTGCTGCGCTGTTTCAGAAGGCGTGGAAGATGCCCTTTACTGCGTGATCAGAAGGACAATCAACGGAAGCCAGAAGCGCTATGTTGAGCGCATGAGAACACGAAACTTCAAGAATTTGGCTGATGCCTTCTTTGTCGATTCCGGCGCGACCTACAACGGGACGCCTACGACCACGATCTCCGGAATTGATTGGCTCGAGGGAAAGACAGTTTCTATTTTGGCCGACGGTGCTGTCCAGCCTCAGCAGAAGGTTGTAAATGGCAAGGTCACTCTCAACCATGAAGCATCGGTGGTTCAAGTCGGTCTTCCGTATCAGTCGGATGTGAAAACACTTCCGGTCATCCTCCAGGATCAGTCCGGAGGTATGGGCAGGGTTAAGAACGTCTACAAGATCACAGTTCGGGTTAATAGAAGTTCCGGAATCTTCGCAGGCCCCAGCTTCGATAAGAATGACCTTGTTGAATACAAGCAGAGAACGATCGAGCCCTGCGGATCTCCTCCCGCGCTCAAGTCGGATGAAATTGATCTTCAGCTTTATTCAACATGGACTCGAGGCGGTCAGGTGTGTTTGAGACAGCTCGATCCCCTGCCGGTCACAATGCTGGCCCTGACCTGTGATCTATCAGCTTAACGTCCATAAACATTGAAGCTTCGCCGTTACCTTAAAGAAAAATTGAGGTAACGGCTCATGGGTAAGTACGATCAATATGCTGGCGAGGATCTTGACGTTCCTCTGTACGAGGGACAAGGCTCCTCGTCAAGTTTTTCTAAGATAACTTCAGACGCGGCAAACGGTCTGGGCAGTTTCGGCCTTGGATTTTCGATGGGGCACAATGCGGTCAACGGCATTGTTGCTCCGATCCTTGCCTTTCGCCAGGCGAAGCAGCAGAAGCAGCTCTACAAGATTCAGGGCGAGATTTCAAAACTGCAGGCGCAGTCTTTCCGGACAGCGGCAGAAGATGTTTTGAAGAGAGCTCTGCAGGAAGTTGCCGCAGTTACTTTTCGTGCCGGACAAACAAAAGCCACTACTCGAGTGGCTCAGGCGGCCAGCGGTGTAGCACTCGGAACCGGTAACACTGCGGAAGTGATGGCCTCTCACGACATCGCCAAAGAGATGCAGGTCAATCAAATCCTCGCAAACGCCGTTGCCGAATCTTTTGGCTATCGGCGCAGAGCAGTCAATTACTCAAACAATGCAATCGCTCTTAACGCCCAGGCTAAAAACATCTCTCCCTGGGCGTCGGCCGTATCCACTGGCATGAGCATTCTCATGAATCCGAACGGAGCTAAGGGCAATCCTTTAGACCCTAACTCAGGCTCAACGGGATCCGGCTATCTCGATAACGTCGTAAGCATCGGCAGGTTGTTCACGAGCGGCGCCGGCGGCATGAGCGGAGGAGCAGGAGTCTAAACATGGGAACAATGAAACTTCCTTCAGTTGATAATCCCTACGGCGTCCCGGTTGCGATCTCTCAGCCGGGCGGAATGCAATCTGAAGTCATCACTGCGCCGGAGAGTCCGATGTCAGTTCGGCATGCTGGCGAAGCAATGAATAAATTGTCCGGAGATCTCAGGAATGCCTACGACAAATGGCAGCTGGAAATTGATAAGACTCGCCTGGATGACTTATCGACTCAGCTTGAACATGCACGCATAGACCTCAGAGTTAATCCTGAGAACGGATACGAAAGACTTAAAGGAGTAAACGCACTTGAACGTCCGGACGGAAGAAGCCTGAACGATGAAGTCAGCGATGCCTTCAAACAGCGTTATGAGAAGCTGAGGGAGCAGGCCGGAAATGCCCGAGTCCGCAGCGCCTTTGATCGTCTTTATCAGGCCTCAAGCCTGAAGCTCAATGATCAGGTCAACACCTATGTCACGAGCCAACAGCTCGAATACAAAGACGCAGTTCTTAAAAATCAGCTTAGCCTAGCCCTTAACCAGGCAGCAGACGCCGATCCGGAAACAGCAAAGTCAGGACTTGTTGCGGCTCGTTCTATTGCTCAGCAGATCGGAGACTTTCACGGCACGCCTGTCGACATGATCAAAGTTCTGGGGCCGATCCACGAGCTCCGAGTGAGCAATATGATCGATGCGGGCCAGCTCTCTCAGGCCAAGGCTTACATTGCTCAGCACAAAACCGAGATGGGCCCGAAAGCAGGGCTCAGATTAAAGTCGGCAATGCAGATGGCTTCAGATCGAGCGACTATCAACCGCTACACGGATGAAATTCTCAAGAAGGACAATGGCAAAGCCAGAGAGCTTTTAGACAACATCAATGCTGTTCCGGAAAAGTATCGCGCCGCTGTCAAAAACAAGGTGTACGGAGCCAAGAGAGAGCAGGAAGCGCTTGAGAAGGCGACAAACTACGACAATCTCAATCAGGCTTTTCAGTTCGTAGATAACGGTGAGGAAGTTCCCGCCTCCCTCATGTCGACAATCAAGACGAATGACCGCGTCGGATACGAGAAGATTCAGAGGGCAATCGAGCATCAAAAGTTCCCTTGCACTGAGGATGATCCTGCTGTTTTGGGGAACCTTGAAGAGTTGGCAGAAAGAGATCCGGAAGAGTTTGCTCAGACTAACTTTGATCAGTACCGCGGTTACCTCACAAAACAGACCATCAAGACTTTGAAGTACAACGTCGAGAAACTCGACGATCAGCAGTACAAGGCTTTCATGGCCAAGGTCAAACAGCGCTGCAATGATGAAAAATTCAACGCTAAGAAGACAAAGAATGCTGTCCTTTCTGCTCAGTCTCTTTATGCGGCCAGAACCCAGCAGGCCGAGAAAAACGTCCTGAGCAATGACACCTTGAACTCAATGGTCAACACGGTGTTTGAAGGACAAAAGCCGGGGCTTTTGTTTGGCTACAACGAGGTCTCCGGCGCCGACTTCAGACAAGAGAAGAAGATTGATTGGGAAGCTGTGCCGCAGGCAGGCTTTAGAACTAAGGCCACAGAAGCTGACAGGCTAAGTGCCGTCAACAATATCCGCAGTCGGTACTTCAACCTTCCGCCGCTTCAGAACCTCACGAAGCAGCAGTCTCAGCTGATCGATGCTCGGATGGGCGGTATGCCAATTAATCGTGAGCTTTGGGAAAGAGCTTACGCAGAAGCCAAGAGACAAGCCAAGAACAATCCTCGCAATCCCGCTGTGACGCGTGCGGCAGTCGAACTCATTGCCCTGCACATGGCGTTTGGAGAAAAGTAAATGCCGAATTTTTTCATTACAGACGAACAAGCAATTGAAACTCCGGACGGCTCTATGGAAGTTCCGGGAGAACCGACAACCCAGTCTGTGGTTGCCCAGGAACCCACTGAAGGGCTGACTGTTGAACCGGTCAATCCGGTTCCCGTTCCTCCCGCTCAGCCTTTCAACCCTTACGAGATTATCGAGCGCGACGCATATTCTGCATCCCAATTTGTTCTAGGAAAGGATCCTGGCCGCACGGCGGAAGTTTTAGACATTTCCCGCCAGCTCGGAATTTCTTCGACAGAAGTGGATTCTGATTTTGAAGGATCGAAATACCGCCTTGAGAAACTTCGCACGGCCAACACCTTGAAGCAATCCCCCGGACTTTCTGACTACATAACGAATAATCCAGATAAAGCTCCTGTTCTGAAAAATGACCTTAAGCCGCTGACTAAGACGGACATTCTTCTCAACGAGCTTGCGGAAAAGATGGCCGCACGCAATCCTGCCGAGCCTCCGAAATCTTTGACCTATGCGGATGAAGAAACCGAGTGGAAGCGGGAGGATGAAGACTATGAGCCCGAGGTCAAAACCCTTGACGGCTGGAGAGCCGGATATTTGTCCGGAGAACTGCAGAACGAGCAGGGCCGTATGTATGAGGATCTGCGCTTAGGCAAGATTACAAAAGACGCCGCTTTTGAAAAGCGTTCAAAAGAAATCGATGACACGCTGGCCGCACTGGACGAAAAGTTCAAGGATTCCTGGCTGTCCTATCCGACCATGAAGACGATCGGGCAGATGCTCACGGTCAGCGGAGACACCGCCGCTAAGGGTGCAGCTCTCGGTATGGGAGCAGGCGCCTTGGGTTTGGGTGCCCTTGCGTTAGCGGGAGCTCCTGTTGCCGTCCCTGTCTCACTTGGAGTACTAGGCCTCATGACAATGAGCGGCGCCGTCATGGAAACCTCAAAGGAGGTTGAGGGCGGTCTTGCTTACAAAGACATGCGAGAGGCAGGCATTGATGATGACGTTGCCAGACGATTGTCCGGAACGGTCGGCTTTGTTAATGGCTCCTTGGAAGCCATCGGTGATGCCGTGCTCACGAAGTTCGGAGGGAAGCTCCTTGGCATAACCGGCTTTAAGCAGATGTTCGGCCAGAAGGTCAAAGAAAAAACTATCGAAGCACTTAAAAAGCCGACCTTCAGAGCCGCGGCTGTGGATGTTGCCAAGGCTTTCACAACAGGCCTTGCAACCGAAGTAGGTGTTGAAGAGCTTCAGGAAATTTCAAACATTGTTGCTGAAGAGGCCGCCAAGAAACTCACAAAAGATGTGCAGTTTGATTCCATTACTCCGGATGAAGTGATGGATAGATTGGCCGACATCGGGATTGAGACGATTAAAGGTGTTTGGGCACTGGGTCTTGCTGGCGGTGCAGTAGGTATGACGCGCCACATCTCTAAGATCAAAACCGCCCAAAGGAATCAGGAATTCTTCGAGAACCTTAATCAGATTGCTCCGGAAATAACTGCCCGAGAGACTGCACCCGGAGTTGTCTCCGAGGCCGTTCAGAACCAGGCAGAGAGCGCAGGCAAACCCACGATTTACGTAGATGGGGAAATGTTTGCGCAGACAATGCAAGAGAAAAACGTTCGTCTGGAAGACCTGAAGAAGATCAATCCTGAGCTAGGAAATGCTATTCAAAAAGCCGTGGCTTCGGGCGGAGACGTTGAAATCTCTACCGGAGACTACGCCGCCCATATTGCCGGAACTCCTTTCGGAGAAGCTTTGACTCAGCACCTTAGATTCAATCCGGACGAACTCAGTGCCTACGAAGCGAAAAAGGCACGCAAACTTGTCTCTGACTGGGTTGGCCAGAATGATTGGGATCTTTCAACTGAAGAGGGCAGGGAAGCAGCGACAAAGGAAATCAACCAGGCTGTAAATCAGGTTCAGAAGTCTAAGTATGCGCAGGCCTTCGATGACCTGACTAAGAGCATGACTCAGAGTCTTATGGCCAGCGGAATCAATGGCTATCGAGAAGAGAGAATTGCAAGGCAGTATGCTCGACTGGAGGCGGCCAGTATTGTGCGTCTGGCCAAAGATGCCAATATCGCTCCGGAACGCATTGCGGAATTTGCGCCGAAGATTCAGTCTTCTGCTGGCATTGAACGAACAGAGCTGGTTCAGAAAAGAGCTGGACAGAAAGAGAATCCAGCAGTTTCCGCTCCAGAAAAAACGGCGGAACAAAAACTGAAAGAGGACAGTGATACTTGGGGAAAGCTTGTTGATGGATTAAAAGAAAAACCCACTCAAAACGTGGTAATGCTCAAGCAAACCCCGCTTGTGATGAAATTGATCGGGGCAAAGTTCTTAACGCTTCGGGCCACCCCTCATATGTTCGATGGTGCCCTGCCAGGAGCAAAAAAATCTAGTCCTTCTCACCATATTCATCCCGAGATTTCGAAACGAGTTTTGAAGCAAATTCCAGAAGCGCTGACAGATCCGATTGCAATTTTCAGAGATGATCGGAGAGAAAATACCTATCTCTTCATGCTTGACCTAAAGGCCGAAAATAATCAAAACGTTGTTGTCGCGGTTAACTGAAAAATTGCAAAACTAGAGAACCAAAAGTTTAAAAATCATACTAAATCCTTTTATTTCAGTGGAATAGAAGGATTTTTTATGTTATACTAGAT